TTCTTCTTGGGTGAACCACCNTTTAAACCATACCCCCCTTTCCCCCCTTTCCTTTAAAGCCTTAAAAAAAGCTTTGCGAAAATTGGTTCAGGTGGTGGTAGTGGTTTTTGTGATTTCCAAGAGCACTTTCTCGTTCATCCCCACACAGTCGATCAATACATACCCCCATCAAAAAGTATCAACTGCGGTACAAACATAATACGATTTCTTAAAAAAGTCAATCTTTTGAGAATTTTTTTATCGTGAACTTGATGAACTCCTTCCCTTTGGTCACCATTTCCTTTTCTACGATCAGCCGGAAGATATACTTGTCGTTGAACTTGTAACGCTTCTGTAGCACGTCTATGAAAGGTTTGACAGCATTATCGATATCGGATGCCACATTGCTGAATCCGATGGACAGGGTGAGTTCTATGGGGATTTTATCCCAATTGGTTTTGGATGGTGGTAAACTGAAAAGAAGTAATTTCTCGTAGTTTTTGTACTTCTCGGTTTTGAACCGCCTACCTTGCCAGGCTTCGTTAACTGACAAGGGTTTAATTTCGATCTTGTTTGAAAAGATTACTGTACTCTCTTGAGAGGATTTCATAATTGGGCTCTAAGTCCTGAAATAATAATAACTCTACGGGAAGCCCGAAGAATTCAGAAATGATGTAGGCGTGCTTTAGCGAGTACAACGCCTTCTGTTCGTAAAGCACTTTATTGATGCTGATATCGATATCAACACCCATATAATGTTTAATCTTTTGGGCCGAACAGTTCTCTTTGTGGATTTTGTTAAGAAAGAATACATTTTCCCGGAATCGGTGCGATATGTGTTCAACCTTTTTATTGATTTGCGTCTCATAGTATTCTTTCCTAACCTTGGTGATCAGTTCGTTTTCAACTAGAATATTCAGTCCTCTCTTCTTGATGCCGACTATTTTCTGTTCTAGCTCATCGAAGGTCATCAGGTTGAAATCTTCATTTCAAACTCTTGTAGGTATCTTTCGTTTTCCTCAATGCACTTCTTCACTTCACGCATCACGATGATTAACTTCTGCTGGTCAATCAGAGACTTACCATTCAGAATATTGTAGACATCGTACTTCTGCACGCCTAGGCGAGAAGTTCTATCCACGATACGAGCCATATCGCCACGCTTCAACTTTGCTTTTAAATCAAGCACTCTGCTTTTTAATTCGTTGTTCATAATATTCTACAATTTTACAAAAAAAATTTGTAATTACAAAGTTCTATAGTATATTCGCCTCACAATAGTTATGGCTTTAAAAGAAAAAACAACCCCGTTAGTTTATCTTACCATCAGAGAAGGTAAGATTGCAAAGAAAGAAGGCGAAAAGTACATCTTGTTCGACTCAGTAGAAGGTTACATCCGTGGTATTAGTACCAGGGAACACAAGTATGGCACAGATTTGTGTATCAATTTGGAAGATGACCAAATGTATCAATTGCAAATCAAGATGAAAGGCGAAGAGGCTACTAGTAAGCAGACTTCTTATTTCATTGCTTTTGCTCATTGCTGTGGTGCTTTGAATCCTCATCAGAAGGTGGAATTCATTCCTTCTTTGAAAATCGTTGAGGACAAAAAGCGTTCTGCCCTGTTCTTGAAACAGAACGGAGAGATTATCAAATGGTCATTCAAGGTAGGTCAAGAAGGTGTTCCTTCTCCTGAAGAACTGAAGAACAAAAAAGGAGAGGTTATCTCTGTTGATTGGTCTGAAGTTGAGGCTTATCGTGTAGACAGGGTAAACGAATTTTCGGCTACCTTGGCTCCTGCTGTTCCAAATGATATCGTTAAGGACTACGCTGTTAACAGCAATATTCCTGACGATGATGATCTCCCATTCTAATGTCTAGAGGCGTACACGATATGGCATTAGCTAACAAAATCGGTGCGAAAGTTGAACCTGCTCATATGAAACACTATGGGCAGGAACAGCGTTCCATCGTCAGACAATCGAGCTTAAAGGCAGCACTTAATTTTGTTGAGATCATCGCACCAAGATTAAGTGGAGACTTTTCAGTTGCCGAGTTCGAAAAATTCACTTTGGAAACAGCCGAGAAGTTCGAGGAATGGGTCTTGAGATAATTCAAATCAATAAGGACAAGGCATACGATGAGTGGATTGCATTCCGCTCTCGTGGTCTTGGGGCCTCAGAGATTGGTACCCTGATGGGTGTTAACTCTTGGAAATCACCAGCAGAACTGTATTATCAGAAGATTGGTTTAATCCCACAGAAGGTGGAGCCGAATATTCCTATGTTTATGGGGACTATCTTGGAAAAGACTGTCGCTGAGATATTTGAGTATTGGGATGGTGATGATGAAAGTATGCTTCGCAATTATGATGCACAGACTAAGGTTCGCAATTTGTACGAGCCGGTTGGTTATGTTGTGAATCCTCTTTACCCCCATTTATTCTTCTCTCCAGACAGATTACAAATAACATCAAAAAATTTAAGAATACGCAATGGTAGAATTAACTTGGAAAATGTGGAAGCTGTTATTGAGATTAAGACAATTAGCGGCTGGAGCAGTAAGCAATGGGCAGGTGGCGTACCTCCGTCTTATTACTTACAACTCCAAACGTATCTTATGGGTCTTGGTATTGATACTGGTTATCTTGTTGCTCTTGAGGATGGCAGGAATCTAAAGGTTCACAAGTTCGAGAGGGATCAGGAGATGATCGATATGATTGGCACTGTAACAGCGGAGTTTTGGAATCGTGTTGAATCAGGTCGTTTGGCTCTTGAGTTGGGTGAGGATTACGATGAGTTCGCCCCACCGCCAGATGGAACTGAGGCTTATGCTGAATTCTTAAACGAGAAGTATAAGAATCCTGAAGAGGTATCGATTGTATCTACTCCTGAGATTGACGAATGTATTCGCCAGTACAAGGAAAAGAACGCTGAGATTTCTACTATGGAGGAACAGAAGCGAGAGGCTTCGAATTACATCAAGAATTATATGGGTAACAATATGATTTTGGCCTCAGAAGAGGGTAAGGTCACTTGGAGACCCAATTCAAAAGGATCTAGAGTCTTCAGAATTGGATGAGCAAAAAGGATATAGTGTGGTACAAGGAAATGTGGTCATCACGGCCACACACTTGCCAGGAATGTGGGATACATCTACCACACTTCAGTCCGATGTTCATCTCGCATATCATTACCAAAGGAAGTTATCCGAGTCTGAGAAATCATCCCGAAAACTTTATGATATACTGTTCGCAATGTCATCAGTTATGGGAGTTTGGGGACAGGAAGAAGATGAGGACCTATGATGAGGCAATGGAGATAATGGACAAACTTAAAAGAGAATATTATGAATCACGGTAGTTTATTCAGTGGGATCGGAGGATTTGATCTGGCAGCCGAGTGGATGGGATGGAAGAATCAGTTCCACTGCGACATCAATCCTTTTAGTAGACAATTATGTAGTTTTTATTGGCCTGAGGCCCAAAGTTATGACAATATCAAGACAACTGACTTTAGAATTTGGAGAGGAAAAATCGATGTACTCTCCGGGGGATTTCCTTGCCAGCCCTTCTCCACAGCAGGAAAAAGGATGGGAAAAGAAGATGATCGCCATCTTTGGCCCTATATGCTCCAAGCAATCAGAGACATCAGACCAAGGTATGTCGTGGGGGAGAATGTTCGTGGACTCCTTAGTTGGTCGGACGGATTGGTTCTCGAAGAGGTGTACGCTGACTTGGAAGGTGAAGGATACGAAGTCCAAACGATTGTACTTCCAGCTGTCGGCATCAATGCACCGCACAAGCGAGACAGAGTCTGGATTATTGCTAAAGACACCAGCAGCGATGGACGCATACAGCGAGAACCTGAGCAAGAAGGAGCAGCGATTCGGAAACTCCGGGACACTAGCACAGGAAGTAGCATCGGGGTTCATTTACAAGAGGGGGATGCTTCCAACACCGAACAGTTACGATTGGAACACGGCAGCGAAACCCGAAACGTACTTGGCTCGGTCTCAGAGGCACAAAGAGAAGAACGTAAATCTCCAAATGAGTTTAAGACAACTGACAATGTTCATCCCCAACAAGGTGGACCATCCGAAGCTTGGGACTGGTTCCCAATTAAATCCCCACTTTGTAGCGGAGATGATGGGCTTCCCACTGAATTGGACGGACTTACCTTTCCTAAGTGGAGAAAAGAAAGTATAATGGGCTATGGTAACGCCATTGTTCCTCAAATTGCTTACCGTATATTTGCAACCATAGATGAAAGCGAATCACAGAAGTCCTAAGATAGACAAGAAGCAATACCTACGGTATATGAAAACATACCTGTGGGCGATCCGCCAGACCAAGGATGATTTGGTCAAGGTGGCAATGGGTCGGCATATGGATAACTACCCAGCGAGTGCAGCTTCTTTGGAGCAGGCCACAACAGATATGGGGGCTCAGACAGGTTTACGTCAGACAGGTCTCAGTGTAACCGATATGTACGCCATCAAGGAGGCAATAAGTCTAATCGAAAAGAACGATACTGAAGCAGAAAAATTATGACAAAGTATATTGTACGGGGCCAGAGAGTATTGCTTACTCCGCCCGAAATTAAGAAGAGTGCCATTGAGGTAAATGCTGCCTTGGAAAAAGAGTTGCAAGAAGAGCAGATGAAGAAGTGGAACCAGCTAGAAGTATTCGCCATAGGTGATGAAGTAGAGGGCATAGAAGTTGGTGATCGGGTCTCAGTCAACCTTATGTTCCTCAGGAACGCAGAACACATAGATATAGAAGGAGAGGAGAAGATAATTGTCCGTGCTGCTGATATCTCTGTAGTCTGGAAATAGTACCTTTGTAAAGAACCCCCCTAGGGATAGTCTCCCTAGACCGAAAGTTCCCACCTGCATACCGTAAGATCTGCTCGTGGGACTTTTTCTTTTATATGCGCCTACTTTTCATACGATGTGCCCATTATTCTCATTACCGAACGGGAGTATAATTGTATCACAAGGGTTTTTTTTCTTGATTTTATACCGAGCGGTATTATACCACTTCCGCTTTTGGCACTCTTTTACTACCGACTTTGGCAGTAACTAACAAATGCCAGTAAACTGACGCTAGTGGCAAATGTTTGCCTGAATTTTTCCGAAAAATTTATGCAGCACCCTGTTGCACAAAGTAGCGAAAAACACTACCTACCGCAAAAAATAGCCCCCCACTATAAAGTTGGATTTGCTTAATATAGCCAGGCGGTTTATTGTGCAGAATAAAGTTTATGCGAGTGGTGAAGGTTATATAACGCTTTTTTAGTCGGGCGTGCGGAAAAAAAAATACCCCCCCTATCTTCTTGATTCTCAACGATTTACGAATGCAACATCAAAGCATCATTGCCTTAATCGGATCTTTACGATATTAAAATCTGCTTTTACCCATACACATTTGAACGGATGTGTATACTGCAAACCCTTGCTACCATTGGGCTTGCACATATACTGCACCACTGTTTTTTGCCTTTTTCAAATTTTTGCCCATCTGCCCACCACAAAATCTGCATTTGCATACCTATGCACCCATCGGAAGTAAGCATACCACATCCATCTGATTTTTGATTTGGATGCATCCACATTTGAATGCGAAATCTCCCTTTTGTTTGCCACATCCATCTGCCCACATACATCCACATTTGCCCACATACATACACGAAGCTTTTTTGGTGAGAGTTTGGTTTCAACCCTTGCAAACATTGGAAATATTATTTAGAATCATTCTAAATTTCATCAAAAGCAAAAATAGTTCTTGACTTGAATATCCCTTTTCCCATAGTTTTGCAGAACCAAATCGGAATATCCTCTCAAGCAAAACACATAAACACATACATATGAAAACCACAAACACAACCCCAAATGCTAACTTCAACGCCAAAGTTCAAATCATCCTTTCTCAGAATGTAGATGGTCAACAAGTTTATCGTCACGCCATCACATTGGATGACAATTTCGAAGGCAAGACATTCGGTATGGTAGTGGGTGCATTGGCACATCGTTTCTACCGCACCATCAC